CACTGATAAAATTGAATCCCATATTAGTTATATTGTTTTTGTTTATTTGCGTTACCTATATAAATTTTTGATTTACTAAATGCTTGTTCATTACGTGCTAAATTAGCTAACATAATTCCATCTACTATATCATCATGCATTCCATTAGGGTGAGTAAATGATATGTTTCCATTAGCAGCGTATTTAAATGTATATGCTGACATTTCATTGAATACTTCAGGCATTAGATTTTTACTAGGTAATTCTACTTTACCTTCCTGAATATCATAAATCAGTTTACGTACACCTTTGGTTTTACTATGGTGTGGAATTAAAGAACAATTAAAAAATCTTAAGTTAAGTTTGGCTACGCCAAACGAATAAATTATATTTATTGGTGTTGGGTTTTAGTTACTGCCATTACTTTTTTTCCCAACACGGTTTGTTATTGATGCATAATGGGGGGTTAAAGCAGTATTTGCTCTTCTTTCATAAAATAATACCCCCCGCATCATTCATCATCATTCTAAATAAACAATAATCGCGAAGTTTTCGCGATAAATTTGGTATCCGCACCTATTGTTCGTATATTCACGGGGTAGAAGAAAATAAAGGTTATGAGAAAAGTAGAATTATTTTATCACGAATTGAATGAAATGTTAGTTCAAAGTTTTGGAGTTGAAAAATCTGGCTTTGCAAAAGATGTTACAGAATTATCTATTTCATTTTATAAAGGTAAAAAAACTGTTAGTAAGTTTAAAGGTGAAGCAATGGGTTTTTTTAATGATAATGTTGATGTTACTCCTTATATTTTATGTTTTAATATATTAGGAGATGATAAATTAAATCTTCAGTTAATATCAGCACTTAGACCTAATGAAGGTATAGGTAGTAGTATTATGAGGATGATTGTTACAACTGCTAATAAACACAATATTAAACTTAGACTTGATGCTGTACCTTCATTAGGTATGGCTGATAAAAGTAACTGGGACGTAGTTACTGATAGATTAATTAATTTTTATAAACGATTTGGTTTTGAGAGTTGGCATAAAAAAGAACCTTTTAAAATGAGAAATTTGGTTTTTACAAAATAATTTCGTATATTCACGTCACGCAATTAGATAAAGGTTATGATAAACATTATTTCAGCATTAATTATTCCAGCCATATTGGCATTTGTATTATTCAAGAAAAAATAAAAGTTATGTATAAAACTCAATTAGTTACGACCAAAGGAGATTCAATTAGAACATTCATCTCCTCATCACGCCCATCTACCAGATTTGGAAGCGAAGGCGTAGAAATCAGTTATCAAGACAGTGACACCAGTTTTACTATTATGGGTAGTTGGAACGTTATTGTAGAAAAAATGAATGATGATGAAATTAAAGAATTAAAACAAAAATGAAAACACAACCACATTTAATGTTAGAAGCCATTTGGAAAGATGGATATAAAAGTTTTACTAATTCATCAATTATTCCTGATATGATGAATGTAGGTGAAATTGTTGATTTAACAGGAAAATATGAATTTCACCCTCTAGAAGTAATGGAGGAAGTTATGAAAGATATTATGTGGCAAGAACATGGTATCGATTTAGACAGTGAAGATTAATAATACAAAAAATAATTCTGTAATATGCTCATATAACAGCAATTGAACCCCGAAAGGGGTTCTTTTGTCTAATTTAAAATCAAAAACGTTTAATCCACATATTTATTTATGATGGAAATCACAACCAACATACCTGACTACTTTACAGTCAAACATTATAAGCAGTTTAGCGTCCTCAAGTCATTAGATGAGATGGAGCAAAGACTACACGTTATAACAGCATTAACTGGTGAATCAATGCAGACCGTGCTTAATTGGCCTATCCCGTTTATTATACAACTATATGCGAAATTAAACGAACTAATAGGTGGTGTTGAACAAGAATTTTATCCTGTAATTGAATGGGAAGGTAAACAATATGGTTATCGTCCAATGCATAAAATGTTATTAGATGAATATGTTGACATTGATATGTTAACTAAAGATACTGATAGAAACATTAATGATATATTAGCTATATTATACAGACCAATTACTAAAAATAAATTAGTATCAAATAAGTGGATTGCTAAACAAACATTTAAAGTATTAAAAGGTGAGGCTGAAAATGGATTTGATTACTATGAAATAGAAAAGTATGACAATCGTATAAGAGAACAAGTTGCCTCATCATACGATAATTTTCCAGCTTCATTGGCATTAGGTGCTTTGGGTTTTTTTTTAGGCAGCAATCACTTATTATCAAAAAATACGGAGTCATCTTTCCTACAATGGGAGTTAATGATGAGCGAAGTGAAGAAGAAAAACTCCAAGATTCGAAGAGCATTAGCTCGCACTACGGTTGGTTATATATCCTCCATCAACTTGCTCAAAGTCCCGTCTTACAACTCACAGGCGATAAATGCATAACGGACTTAAACACAATATTTGCATTTGATTATTTATCAATGATATCAGAAATAACACTAGAACAAAATGAACGAATTAGACAACAACAACAATTTAGAAGCTGATTTAACACCAGCTAGAAAAACTAAAAAGGTAGAATTAACACCTTTAGAGGCATCAATACAATCGCGTAAACACGATTTAACATTTCCTGCTTTACAATCAATGTTTGAATTAAAGGAAAATGAATTACAAACAATTTTAGATAAACTACCTCCAACTGAGGATTGTAACTGTTAATTATGGGCGATTTTCCTACCTATAGCTACATTGTAGAGCAGTTCAGAACTGCCTGTGCTGAACATTTAGCAATAAATGAATTTGGTGAAGGTAGTATTGATCGCTTAGATTCATTAACTCAAAACGTTAAATACCCATTAGCATTTTTACGTCCTATCCAATCAAATGGAATTACGTTAAACGCAAATGGTGTATCAGGTGCTCGTACACTTAATTTTGAGTTTTATATGATGGATGTTCCTCAATTAACTGACACTGATGTATTACAATTACAATCTCAAACCGAAATTTATTTGTATGACATTATTGCTTATTTTAATTTAGGTTCATATCAACAATTAGAATTTATTACATTAAATAGTATTTCCCCATTATATGAGGCATTCAATGATAGAGTAGCTGGATGGGTAGGAAATATAACTGTTAATACTCAGGCAACATTAGATTTCTGTAACTTTCCTAAATTATAATGGCTGACCAAACTCCAATACAACAAGCAATTCAACAAGTGGGTAACCAAATAGTTGCTCAAATGAAGGCTAATTTACAACGTAACAATAATGATAATACGGGTAAATTATCTGATTCAATTACCGCTACTGTTGAAGGTACTCAGTTGATATTTGAAATGGAGTTTTATGGTAAGTGGGTAAATGATGGAGCAGAACGTGGTGCTGGTAGAGTACCACCTATTAGAGCTATTGAATTTTGGATAGCTAAAAATGGAATAACACCTAAACAAGGTATAACACGTAAACAATTACCCTTTGTTATTGCTAAAGGAATAGCAAAACGAGGACAAACAAGAAGAAAAGCATTCCCATTTATTGAACCCGCAATCGAAACAGTATTGTCAAAAGATTTAGATGGTATATTTGGTAAAGCAATAGACCAACTAGCAAAACAATTTTTTAAGAAATGAGTATTTTAATAACACAAGCAGCAGCCCAATTAAACTTAGCAAGCAGTGATATGCTATGGGAGGTTACCTCCTCATTCACTGGTTCAGCTCAATACCAGTATATATCAGTACTTAGAGACGGAACAAATACAACATTAACTACAATTAAACAACAACCAAACCCATCAGGTTATGGAGTATTTAATTTAGGTAGAATTGTACCTCAATATCTTGGAGTTGATACAGAACAATTTGATATGGGTGCTGATGGTTTATTTTATAAAAATCAAAATACGGCTAAATTCTTTAAAGTAGCATTTGGTGAACAGTATGGTACATCAGTATCCTCGTCTGTTAGCATTTATAACGGTATAGTAAACAATGTAACTGGTTCTCCAGCACAGACGGGTAGTAACGCTTATTATTATTTAATAAACGGTATAGTAGATCCTAATAGTGGTGATTGGAATTGGCAAACAGGATCATATTACTCACCTCAAACTACTCCTTCATCTGCCTCATTTACTAAAAATGTAGCATTAACAGATGCACCACGTTCACAATCAGCTAGACCGACAGATTACCTTACTATATCGTCTTTAAACGCGTCACTTAATGGATCAACCACAGTGGCACAAGACATTTATGCTGTTGATTTAAACGTATATTATACGGGTTCTTTAATTCATACAGCATCATTTTTTAATGAAGCCCCTAATAACAGTGTTTATTATGGAGGACCAAGAACATCAAAAGCACAATTATGGTCTGCTGTAGCAACAGTACAAACAGGCTCTAATAATTCAGGTTCACAAACATCAGGTTCATTCTTATTACATTTAGGAATTGGACCTCAAAATATTACTAATGATGGTAACTTTAATTTTAGTACACAAAACTGGGATTATTATGATGTTACTTTAAGACCACAACGTTCAGCTAATACAATTAATACAAGCGCAAGTTGGGATAAATTCACTATTACTAAATCAGATGGTAATTGTGGATATAATGGAGTTAGATTTGCCTGGATAAATGATTATGGTGTATGGGATTGGTATACATTTACATTAGCCAGTGATAAGGTAACTAATATGGAACGAAGTGCTTTTAGAGCTAATTTTGTTCCTTATAATACATCAACAACATCAGCTGTATATAATATTAGACGTAGAGGTGAAAGTTATTTTGATATAAATCTTAATGAAATATTCACTGCAAATAGTGATTTCTTAACACAAGAGGAGGCTGATTGGATACAAGGATTATTTTATTCACCAAATGTGTATATACAAGAAGGATCAACTATGTTGCCTATTGTTATTTTAGACAATAATTTTGCATCTAAAACAAACCCACGTACACAAAAGAATTTCCAATACCAATTAACATTTGCCCTTGCTAATAGTAAACGTTCAAGATAATGAGTAAAGAATTTGAAGTAGTATTAAGAGCATTTAATAACAATAATCAAAAGTTTGATTTAGAAGTTATTGATAGTGTAGCATTAAAACTAGATATTAGTGCTATTGAATCTCAAGAAATAGGTGAATTGTTTGGTATATCATCTCAAACATTTACTATTCCAGGTACTGATAATTCTAATCAATTTTTTAATAATTTATTTGACTTAGGGGCTACACCAGCAGTAGCATTTAGTAAAACAGTACCTTGTCAGGTATTAGTTGATGGTCAATCTATATTCACAGGTAAATTATATATTGCTGAAGTTATATCTGATGATGATAATAATATTATATATAATTGTGTTATAACTAATGAAACTATTGATTTTAGAACATTAGTAGATAATCGTACAATAGCATCTTTATCAGGTAGTTTTTCAAAATATAATCACACTTATAATTGGACTAACGTATCACAATCTTGGAATAATAACTTATTTTCAGGTTCAGTATTTTATCCATTAGCAAATTATGGTTCACAAGTAAATGACCCAACTGCCCCTACAATTGGATTTTCGCCTAATAATGGAACATTAATTGGTGCTGGTTCAATGGATAATCTAGCTACACCATTAAAAGTATCTCAATTTAAACCTGCTATTCAGGTTAAAACTATATTAGATGAAATATTTGCTTCTATTAATTACAAATATACCTCATCATTTATTAATTCAGATTATTTTAAATCAATTTATTATTTGGATACACCTGATGAAAAACCTGGTGTTTCATTTGTAAATATGGTTTCGCAAAGTTTAGTTGCTACTCCTACTATATCTCAAAGTATAAGCAATATAGCTTTTGTTAAGATTAATTATGGAACAGAAATAACAGATACGGGACTAAATTGGAATCCAGCAACAAGTACTTATACAGCCAATCAATCAGGCAGCTATACATTCAGTTCTAATTTAACATTTCAAATAACAGCATCAGGTGCTGTTGGAGGACCATCAAGAGCATTTGTATTTGCTATTAATGTAAATGGTCTTCCTGTTAAAACTATAGTTGTAAATAATGGTAATAATACTTCTGGTATTGTATCTATGCCTCCTACATTAGTAAGTGTTAATGCAGGGGATACTATTACTGTAAATGGAAAAAATGTAAATAGTCGTGCTACTGAGGTATTTAAAGTAATTCCAGGAATAAATTCATCTTGGTTAAAAGTAGTAGGTGCACCTACATCAGTTGGAGGCACAATAAACATAGGTTCAGTATTTGATCCTAGTTTAATGGTTAAGGATTTCCTTAAAGGATTATCTGAAAAATTCAATTTAATAATTGAGCCAGTACGTAATGAAAGGAATATACTAAGTATAGAACCATTTAATACTTGGATTGATCAAGGCACAGTAGTTGATTGGACTGATATTGTAGATAGAAGTATTAAATACAAAGTAACATCCCCATTATTAAATCAAGCTCGTAACGTATATTTTAGTGATGCAATTGATTCTGATGTATTAAATGTAAATTACAACTCAACATATAAGAAAATATATGGTGAATACAAATTTACAACAGCATTAGATTTAGCTCAAGGTGATAAAAGAATTGGAGAAAAATTTGCAGCCACGCCTACACGATTTATTAATAATTCATCAGTAGTAGAAGTTCCTTGGTTATGTAAAGAGGATAATGCTAAAGCATTAGTACCATTTGATTTTAAAGGTAGATTATTACATAAAACACCTGTAGTAAATGTACCTGCAAATGAGGCAAAAGGAACTAATGGTGTTACTACTGGATTTTATTATATCAACGATGGTGGAACAATAAGGGCAATTAACATTTATTGTACTGCATTACCTACTTACTATACAAATGCTGTAACTTCATTGGGAGTAGGATTAGTTTTACCTGCACCTAGTTCATCATTACATTTTGATTCAGCTACTTACAGACAATATAAAACTTCTCCTTGGTCAGCTTATATTCCAGGGGCATACGATAATTACTGGTCGTTTTATGTTAACGAAATATATGACATAGATGCGCGTTTATTAACGTGTAATATTGTATTAAAACCGACTGAAATACCAAACATACAATTAAACGATAAGATTTTTATAGACGGTCAATATTATCGTATTAATAAAATTTCAGGTGCTAACTTAGTTAATACTGATTCAATTCAAGTTGAATTATTAAAAACAGCACCTCGTAAAATACCTTATAATGGTAGACGTAGAATATTAACACCAAGATCAAGTGAACCAAATGCTTATGTTGATGCTATTATTGACACATATAATGAAGATGGTTCTATAACATATTCTGATTTTGAAACGGGAACAATAATTAATGATCAAGATATTATTACACAAGTTGTAGGTATAGATGGAAATGATTATTATGCTGGAGTAACTTGGGATAATGAGGAATATCAAGTATATAATCCTAATATTATTTCTTTAGGACCAAACAAATATAATGAAACATTAACTAATGTTATTAACGCAGGTTCAGGTAACTCAATAGCTGATTATACTGCTAATAGTATGGTTTTAGGTAATGACAATACTATAAAAGCATTTGATGCTGCTCAAACTGGTTCTCAAGCATATACCGCAGGAATAACTATTATTGCAGATAATGCAACTATAAGCGAATCAACTAACGTTGTACTAATACAACCATCTGGTTCACGTATAATTTCAGGTTCATATAATAACGTATTAGTAAATCCAATTAATGATATTACAGCTACTGATGATACAGGTTCAGTTTATACAGGTAACTTAGTTAACCAAGGAACAGCTAAATTTCAACAAGGTGCTACTATAACAGGTTCATTAATAGTAAATGGAGTAACAATTTCATCTGGTAGTAATGTTCCTTCAACAAATGATTTTAATTTTGCTTTTGGAACTGACCCTACAGATGTTGTATTTTTATCATTACCAAATTCAGTAGGTAACAATAGAGCATATAATGTAAAATACTTATTAACTTCAGGTTCAACAGCAATTAATGCTGGACAGTTACAAGTAACAGGAGATGGTTCAGCAGCTGTAGCTGAAGTTATTATTCAACGCAATATAGGAGGTGCTCCAACAGCATCATTCCTAGCAGCTTATACAGGTTCAACAATAAATGTAAGAACAACATTTGTAGGTTCAAGTTACACAATATCAGGTTCTTACCAATCATTCATTTAACAATAAAATATTTATAAACAGTGGCTAAGTATACAGTAGATATAGACGTAAACTATAAATCAGTAGAAGATTTAAAAAGTGAATTACAAGCTTTAGAAGCTGAATTTTCCACATTATCTATTGGTAGTGATGGGTTTGTCGAATTAGGTAATCAAATCAAGGGAGTAAAATCTCAATTAAAAGATGTTGAATTACAATTTGAGGGATTAGATAAAGAACAAAAAGCAACAGCATTAGTTGATACATTTACAGGGCTAGTAGGAGCAGTAGGAGCAGTTAGTTCTGCATTTATTGCCTTTGGTGCTGATAGTGATGCAATTGAGAATGCCGAAAAGAAATTATTAGGTGTAATTGGAGTAGTTAACGGATTACGTGATGCATCTAATGGTTTAATTGCCTTAAATAAATTAACTGGTTTTTCATTTAAAACCGCATTTACTACAGCAACAGGAGCAGTTAATACAACTAAAGTAGCATTAGCTGGTTTAGGTATTGGTGCTATTATATTAGCGGTAACTGTATTAGCTGATACATTTGATATATTTGGTACCAAAGCAACTAAAAATACTAAAGATGCAGAAGCTGCACTTGATTTATATACTCGAAAAATACAGTTATTAGCAAATATTAATGAAAATCGATATAAAGATGAAATTAAAGCCGCTCAATTAGCAGGTAAATCAGAAGAGGAAGTAAATGCTTTACGATTAAAAATACGTAAAGAACAAAACGAGGGAATTCAGGCTGAGGGTAAAAAACTAAAATTAGGGCAAGAAAAAGAACGAGCAGAATTAATTAAAGTAGAAAAAGGTTATTTATCTGAAATTGATGCTTTAGAAGTTGGTGCATTTAAAAATCAACAAGCATTAAAGAAAAAAGCATCGGATGATGCAAAAGCAGCAGCTAAAGCTAGTCGTGAAAATGAAGCAAAAGCAATTAAAGAACAAGCTGAAGCAATTCGTGTTTTAGATGAAGCTAGAGCTACAGAAGGTTTAGATGCTATTACTACACAATATGCAAATAATTTATCGCGTTTAAAAGAAGCACAAACCGAAGAATTAAGTCAAATAAATTTAACTGAGGCAGCTAAAGTTGCTATTAGAGCTAAATACGCTGCTCAAATAGAAACAAATGAGACTAATCGTGTTAAAGACACTAATGCCTTTATTGCTGATGCTGATCAAAAAGCACTTGATAATGCTGTAAAACAAGCTGAAGAATTAAAAGCATTTCAAGAAAAATCATATAATGATGAACTTACTGGTATTAATGAGTTTTATGGTAAAAAACAAAATGAAATAACATCCCAATTCCAGCAAGGTTTAATAACTCAAGAACAAAATAATGCTCAATTACAACAACTTGAGACTGATAGATTAAATAACATTTTACAAGCAACTAAAGATGCTGGTCAGTCTACTGTTGATATTGAAAAACAGATACTTGAACAAAAGATTGCAATTAAAAATAAAGATGTTGAAACTACCAAAGCTACTGAACAAGCAAAATTAGGGGCACAATTAGAATTTGCTGCTGCTGCAGGTAATGCTGTAGGTGCTTTAGCAGGTTTATTTGAAGAAGGTAGTAATGCAGCCAAAGCAGCAGCATTAGTAGATATTGCAGTTGGTACTGGTGTTGGATTTATTCGCGCATTATCAATTGCCCAAGAAACAGCACAAGCAACTGGTCCAGCAGCAGCATTTGCTTTTCCTATATTTTATGCATCTCAAATTGCAGCAGTATTAGGTGCTGCCTCAAGAGCTAAAGCTATTTTAAGTAGTGGAGGTTCAGGAGGCGGTGGAGGTTCTAGACCACCAAATCCACCAGCACCAAGTGTACCATCAGTTACAACATCTCAAGGAACTTATACTCCATTATTACCTGAAGGAACTACAGGAACAGGAACAGGTGGTCAAACAAGTACTGGTGAAATGAGAGGAGGTGAACGCGTTGTTAAAACATATGTATTAGCAGGTGACGTAACTGATGCACAACAAGCAGAAGCACAAATTAATCAAAAACGTAAATTTTAAATGAAAATCGTAGAATTACAAATAGATGAATCATCACTTTCAGGATTTGAAGCAACAGCGTTTGTTGAAAACCCTGCAATTGAGCAAGATTTTATAGCATTTAACAAAGTTAATATGGCAGAAATGACATATAATGACTATCCACAAGCTGCTGTTAATGCTGCTGCTCGTGGTATTCAGTTAAATAAAGAAAATGATATGAAATGTGCTACCCAAGTTGGGAAAGTAAGAGCACAACAACTAGTGAACGGAGAAAAACTGTCATTAGATACTATACAACGTATGCGTTCATTCCTTATCCGTCAAAAGGGTAATTATGAATTAGCAACACGTAGAAAAGATTACACCGCTTGTGGATACATTAGTTATTTACTATGGGGCGGAGAAGCAGCATTACCTTGGGCTGAAAAGAAATTAAGACAATCAGGTATAAAATTTGACTTTGCTGTTTATAATAACGAGGGTTTATTAGAGGAATATGCTGACGTAGTAATTGAGGACATAATTAAGGATTATATTATAGCAGAGTTATTAGGATTGGATGAGGAAGATTTTATGGAAGGTGTTCCTCACTATACTGCCGATGGTAAATTATATGAAGGATTAACTCATAAAGTAGGTGATAGATTAATGACAGGTGCTGTTCATACAGAAGAAAGTGAGTTTTTATATCACGAAGGGGAGTTTGAAATTAATGTTAACGCATTACCTAATTTTATTAATGAGGCATCATCAGGTAAAAAACATAATTTTGCTGCTGAATTAGCTGATAAGCAAATGCTAATTGGTCCGTTAATGGTGGCTAACAAATTAATGCCTCGTATCGATGAGACTACAGGTGAGGAATACCAAGTATTTTTTAGTAAAGATACTATTGAAAAAATAGCTTATAAAATGATGAAGGACGGATTATTAGATTCAGTTAACATCGAACACGACGGAGCTAATAAAGTCAATGACGTTTATTTAGTAGAAACTTGGTTAGTTAAAGACCCACAACACGATAAATCTACGTTATATGGTTTTTCACCTAATATTGGTGATTGGTATGGTATATATAAGGTAGGAAATGGTAGAGTGTGGAACGAATATATAAAAAGTGGTAAAGTAAAAGGTTTTTCTTTAGAGGGTTATTTTTATAATAACGTTTTAACTACTAAATAAAGCAACCCTTTTATTTAAATTATCTTCTTTAGTTAAATATTGAAGATTAGATGGGTGATTATTTAATTTATTGTTATCAATGTGGTCAACCTCAAAACCATTAGGACAAGAACCTAAATAACATTCAGCTATAACTCTATGTGCTGAATACATTTTACCACAAGTAACTTGATAATACCCATTACCACCAATAGAGGGATTTAATTTTTTATAACAAGCAGGACGATGTTTTTTTATAGTATATGGTTGACCATTTCTATTTATAGTAGAATATTCATAATTCCATTCACTCCAAAACCTATAAATGTCCCCATCCTTAGTAACCCAATAATCAGTATCTCGAAATTGCTTCATAATGTGAATATACGAAATAAAATTTAAATAAACAACATTAACAATATATTTATACACAAATCACAAAATTTAAAACTATGAATAAAACACAATTAAAAGAGCTAGTAATGAAGCACTTTAATCTTGTTGAACATACCTCTAATGTTACTGAAGAAAAATTTGGAAAAGTATTTGATGAAAACAAAGCATTCCAAATCGTATTTCCAGGTGATGAATTGAAGGTAGGTGACGAGGTAAAAGTTGAAACCGCAGAAGGACAGACGTCCTTAGCTCCCGACGGAACACACAGATTAGAAAACGGAACTACTATTGTAACTGAAGGTTCTTCAGTAGTATCTATTACTGATTCTGAAGGTAACAAAGAAGAAGAGATGGCTGATGAAAACCCAGGTTTAGCTGCTAAAAACGAAGAAGAAGCAGCTTCTGAAAAAGTTGGATTTGCTGGACCTAAAGCAGATATTTCTAACGTTGAAGGAACTACTCCTCAAAACTCTACTACTGTAACTGATGCTTCTGTAGCTACATTAACTGGTTCAGTTGATACAGTTGCTGATGTTGAAGCTAGAATGATGGGTAAAATGAAGATGGCTATTAACGAAGCTATTGCTTCTGAAATTGCTGGTATTAGAGAGGAAATGAAATCAATGAAAGCTAAATTTGAAGAAATGGCTAAATCGCCTGCTTCAACTAAAGTAACTATGTCAGCTGATGCTAACAAAGAAAC